TGATTAATAAGCATTAGGACTGGTAGTTCAGTTGGTTAGAATACAGCACTGTCACTGCTGTGGTCGCGAGTTCGAGTCTCGTCCAGTCCGCCATTTTTTGGAGTAGTTATGGCAAAAGTGAAGAAAATGAATCTTGAACGAAAGGTTCGTTACATTTTTAATGATAAGAAAGATGAAGATTTAGCAGAACTAGTCGCAGATTATTATGGATCGTTTTTTAATAACTCTTGGGACTTGAAAGAAGCGAAGAAATTTGATAAGATAATTGATGAATGTGGTCTCACAGTCGAGCAGTTTTTAAAGAAGAAATGGAAGAGGGTGAAGAAGAAATGAAGGTAAGAAGTTTTATTTCAACGGCAATCGTATTGACTTCTGGGTTGATCAATACTGCAACAGCAGATGATCGTTTCGAAGAGATTCGAGGTAAGTGGGTACAATGCGCTGCATGTCATGGTCCACAAGGTCAGGGCGGTATTGGTCCGACATTGGCAGGTCAATCTGCAGATGATATTATCAGTAAGTTGATGACATATAAACAGGGTATTCCGATTGGTCCGCAGTCGATGTTGATGTATCCTCAAGCGAAAGTTTTAACTGACGGACAGATCGGCATGATTGGTGTATTTGTACAGGAGGGATTCCCAGAGTCATGAGAGGAAAGCATGCAGTGAAAGCACGACGTGAAGGTGCGTTGGAAAGATTAACTTCGTCGGTCTTCTTTGAGAAGAAAGGGCGAACTGAGAAAGAGTGGCAAACCCGCAAGGACAGAGAGATTGTAATTCTGGAAACCTCGCTCGGTATTCGCCAACCTGCTAAGGTGAAACGCGAAGAAATAACTCTCGACTAATCAGAGGTTGTAATGAAAATAACGAAGTATGAGATAATCAAAGCAGCGTTAGTGTTAGTGATTGCTCCTATTGCTGTTGTCTGGGATCTTCTGTTCTTCATTGTGAAGTCGTTATGTATATGGATGACATATATTGACGAAGCAGGAGCGGAAATCATTGAATCTTTGCTCGATAAAGAGTAGAATTAACTCATGAATATATTTTATGTACACCCTGATCCGAAGAAGTGCGCTCAACAGCATTGCGACAAGCACGTTGTCAAGATGTGTGTTGAGTACGCACAATTACTTTCAACCGCACACCGAGTCGTAGACGGTAAGGAATGGAAAGGTCGATCTGTTAAAGGCAGAATGGTCACCAAGTATTTCTTACCAGAAACCGAAATGAACGAGGTTGTGTACAAAGCATGTCACGTCAATCATCCCTCTACTATATGGACGCGGAGTTCTTCTGAGAACTATCGTTGGTTGTATAATATGTGGTGTGAGTTGGCATCTGAATACGAGCACAGATATGGAAGAGTCCATGAGTCGTTTCGAAAGTTAGAACTCATGTTGCTCTGCCCTCCGCTTAATATCAAAGATGATGAGTTTACTGAACCGACGCCGGCAATGGCGCAGTTTCCAGAGTGCATCGTCGAGGGCGACTCTATTACTTCCTATCGAAATTTTTATTGGGCAGACAAAAGGAAGTTTGCCAAGTGGTCTCACAGAGACGAACCAAAGTGGTGGAGTGAATATGAACGGAAAGGGTGATAAACGAAGACCTCCTTCGGTCGATAAAGATACTTTCGACGATAACTGGGATAAAATCTTCAATAACAAAAAAACGTCTGGAATGTGGGAGCACAATTGCAAATATAATGGTTTGCATTCTACGATGTCTGGCGAGTCTTGTAACTGGTGTGGAGTAAAGGAGGATGGAAGTTTTGACTGATAAAGTTGAAGAACTAATGATGACCAAGAAAAAGTTTGGTGTTATGGTCGAAGAGGCGGTTCGAGATTTGTCACTCTCTTACATGGATGCAATCCTACACCTCTGTGATAAAAACAATATAGATCCGGAGGATACCAAGAAGTACATCTCGCCGGTGATCAAAGACAAACTTGAAGCAGATGCTATCAGGTTGAATTTTATTTCTGGTGGCGGTTCGGTAGAGTTGCCATTAGGATAAAAAAAGAGTAATATATACTCTTGTTCGTTATGAATAATGTGGACAAAAAATATACAAACTATACTTCGAATATACAAGGAAAAAATATATGTCTTTCGCAAATCTAAAAAGCAACCGAAATTCTATTTCGAACCTCATCTCAGCAGCAGACGCTGCTTCCGGTAATGCCCCCAAAGAAAAGAACTCATACGTCGATGAGCGCCAGTGGAAACCAACTGTTGATAAGGCAGGTAATGGTTATGCTGTACTGCGCTTTCTTCCTGCGTCTGAGGGAAACGATCTTCCATGGGTACGTTACTGGGATCACGGTTTTAAAGGACCAACTGGACAATGGTACATCGAGAAGTCTCTCACAAGTATCGGACAGCAAGATCCACTGGGTGAGTTAAACTCTCGTCTCTGGAACTCCGGCGTAGAAGCAGATAAAGAGACAGCACGGTCACAGAAGCGTCGCCTCAAGTATGTAGCGAACGTCTTGGTCGAGTCTGATCCATCAAACCCTGCCAACGAAGGTAAAGTGTTCTTATACACTTTCGGTAAGAAGATCTTTGATAAGATCATGGATGTTATGCAACCACAGTTTGCCGACGAGGATCCTATCAATCCATTCGACTTCTGGGAAGGTGCTTCCTTCAAGTTGAAGATCCGAAACGTAGAAGGATATCGCAACTATGATAAGTCAGAGTTCGCTTCTCCTTCGCCGCTGTCTGGTAACGACAGTGAACTGGAAGAGGTTTATGGTAAGCAGCACGACTTGTTCGAGTTTGTTGATCCTGCTAAGTACAAGTCATATGACGAGTTGGCGGCACGACTCGCTCTGGTTCTCGGCGAGAAACCTGCTCCCGTCTCGACTCAGCAACAGGTCTCTCTCGAACAGGTAAGTGCCCCAGCGCCAATGCGTCAGAGTGCACCTGAACCCGTAGCGACTGCTGCTCCTGCTGCGATGGCGACTTCTTCGACTGATGACGACGAAGATGCCATGTCTTACTTCGCTAAGTTGGCGGCAGAAGATTAAAGTCTTAACACTGCCAGTGCAAGGGGACTTCGGTCCCCTTTTTTTTATGCCCAAGCGTCAGTCTGAGAAGAGTTTCCAGATACCGGTGAGGCGACACCCTGTGATCCTGAATGATCGACATTATTCTGGGTGTTGACATTGGTGGGTGCGCTAGTGTAGTTGTTTATGACTGTTGGCGGACCTTCTCCCAGCGGTGTATTCTTAGATATTTCAGAAGCAACCATTCCCGTGGTTCCAGACTTACCGATTGCATCTGCTGCAATCTTTAAACCACTACCAAGTTTGCCATCGTCTTTTTCTCGCATCGATGAGACGCGATCTTCTGCTGAAGTGGATGTTGATTGTGCAACTATCTCATCAACAGCATCTGCCTTTTCATCAAAACCCAAGAGTCTAAGACCACCAGAGATTAGACTGCCGCCCTTCTCTACAATGAAATCTTTAATCCCTAAGATAAAACCGAGCATCTTGTCCAAGAGTTTTTGAAACTCCTCGGTGATACTGAAGGAGTTGAGCGTTTCTTCAAACTCTTCAAACCCTAATGCTCCAGAAATCCAAGCAACTGCTTTTTTCAGATAGTCGAGCGGAACAGTGATGATCTTTGAAAACCCTGACACGAATCCAAAGATACCGGCAAATAATTTATCAACGATATCGCCTTCCATGTTAGTGAAATCTTTGATTGATTGATCGATTCCCATAACAATACCAGTAACAAGCGCGAATATTCTTCCGAAAACACCAGTTATTAATTTAAAGAGTCCAGTAAACACTCCGGAGATTCTACCTGCCACAGTAACCAACTTTAGAACTGTTCCTCTGATCGACGCTTTAATTGCTCCCATTCTTTTCTTGAAGTTGAATGGATCACTTTTGCCCTTATTAAACGCATCTTTAAAATCAGAGCTCGCAGGTTCTGGATCGTCGCCGGCACCTTCTTCCGAAGCATCTTCTTGATCTTGAAGTTGTTCTCTTGCTGCTGCTTCTGCCATACCGACAAAGATTTCACGGAGACTTACAATGGAAGCGTTGACTCGATCTACTGCCGCAACAACTAGATTATCACCGCTTTCTTCTGCTTCGGTGCTTTCAGCGTTGCTTTGATCGACAACCTCGTTCGCGAGTGCTGCTTCGATTACATTCTGACGCGATAATTCTTCGGTTGTCCTCTGCTGCTCTTCATACAAAACTTCGCCAACATCGTTTACGGATCTTATAATTTCAAGACCGTTCTCCCTGTTGGACTCCATGATTGCTTCTGCGATATCTGCTAACATTTATTATCCTGCCTGTTCTCGTTTTTGTTTTTCTTCTTCTAATGCTTGTAACAGTAAAATGATATGAATGTCCCTTTCCCAAGGGATCATCATCTCTAATTCGGACAACGAGTATTTATGGTGCCGCATCAACATAAAGTTTGTTTTAAAATGATTAGACAAATCTTCATGTGAGAGGCATATTAAAAAAAACTCTGAATCCCCCTAATTTCTCTTTCGTTAATCGCCCCGCAACTTTGACAAACGAAATTCAAGTCGTACTTCAGCGAGGGCATCTCTTGTATAAAATCAATAATCTTTTTGAACTGCTCTTGAGTCATCGACTCGACGAACTTCTCAACGTCTTCGGTCTTCTCTTCTCCGATGACAATCCTTTCATCTTCAGTAAGTACCGCCTCGATACACCGTGAGATTACTTCGAATCCAAACTTGTCTTCATTATCCGAAGAAAGGTTCATGTCACGGTAACTAGGATATCTCATCTCAAGTGAGATCTCATTCGTCAATTCAATTACATTACTCTCTGTCGTGCGCTCCGAACAATTGACGTCGCTGAGTGGTACAACCACCTCATTCTTCTCATCACAAGACTGGCACTTGATCAGGATGTCGGAGTTCTCGCCCGTCGACTTAGACCTAAGTTGTAGGAACATGTACTCTAAATCAAATGTGCATAGGCGCGTCACGTCAATTGAATCGTCAATACATGCCGCAACTGTATTCTCGATTGCTCGGATGATTTCATTCTCATCCTTAGACTCTGCCGCCATGAGCAGAACCTTTTCTTCTTTGACCAAGTACGGTCTGTAATTTACTTTCTTTCCGTTCGATGGTACTGTCATGGTGTATTCAGGTTTATCATTTAGCAATGGCAAAGACATTATTTAAAACTCCAATTAATTTAAAATATCATAAATTTTGTTGCTGACCGCGTTTCCTACATTGGTAGAGATACTCGCGCCACCTTCGATTGAGACAGAAGGTTTCTCGCCGACTGGTAAACCGACCCAATTGCGGTAAGAGAACTCTATATTTATCTCGCTCATTTCTCCCTTGGCGTCGTCGTTTAAGGTCTCGTGCTGAACGGTTATCGGGAAAGCATCAATAAATTTCCACTCGTATGTTCTTACACCAGAAGCTTCTAGGTCTAGGTTCACTTCTAAATCGACGTTCAATGGTCCGAGGGAAACAGACTTGCCGCGATTAAACACCGGAAACGACTGCCCCTTCTTCCACTGATATACTGAGATGTCGAATGTATATTCATCCGGAAACGCAACCGAGTAATTTCCCTCTTCACTGAAAGAAGGGTCATTGTTGCGAATGATGCTTTGCTGCCACGACTCGAAATAGTTACGAACCCTTTGATCGTTCAGTACTCTGAATGTAACATTCAGTGTTGGATTAACGAAACCATATGCAACATCTCGTTTTTCCATTCCAACCAAACGCTCAACTGAAGATAACTGCCTCGCTGGTAGTGTGATCGTTTTCGCCAGCAGTGTAAGGTTTTGCGGGCGCTCAATCGTACCATATGAACCCTGAGCGATGCCTGCAGGTAATATAATCGAATAGAGGTTTGTATTTGCGAACCCACCACCGTTAGATATTGAAGATTTAAAATCTTCGATTGTTGGGATTGCCATTAGATCTTACTCCTAGAATCTTTGTATACCTGACTTCGGTTCCCACCTTTCCATTGAGCACTAGGCAGAAAAACAGCGATCTCCCATTCTGCAGGCGGAACATATGACAAGC